CCGATAGGAAACGTCGGGTCGCACCATATTTTGAACCCCAGTTTTGACGCGCGCATACAGAATGCCCAATCTTCGGATATTTCCCGGCCGTCGGACGGACGTGTCCAAAAGTTAAACGGCATTCCCATCTCCTTGACTTTATCCGGCGTAAAAGCTTCAAACACCTTTTTCTTAATAAGTAAAAATCCGGTGTTTACCCCATCACACAAAAAGGGTTTGGTCGGAATATCTTTGACGTAATCGATATTCATTTTCTCCTGGCTGATAACTACCGCCATCGGGTTAAAATCGTCGCCTTTCTTGTAATAAAGGCCGCCGATAATATCCTTGTTGGCTTCAAGCAGCTGCCGGATAGCGTAAGGCGGAAATTTCTCATCATCGTCAACAAACATCAAATAGTCTTGTTTTAAATCCACGGCGCACATATTGCGCGTTGCGGAAATAAACGACGATGAAGCCATAAACTTAAACACCACGCCATAACCGTGCGCGATCAGATCCATAAAGTTCTCAAATAATGACATCGCACATTCCGGGTGCATCGAATATCGCGAAGACGGCACAACAATATTAACTGAAGGCTTTTTTGGCGTAGCGATTTTTTTATCCATTTTAAATTTATGTTAAAGCGCAAATTCCTACCGCATTCCAGTCAACTTCAAACGTACCGCCTGAAGCCGTTTTATCGGCCCCAAAATCAAACGCACAAATTAGCGGACTGGTGTTGTTGTTGCCACTAGACTTGTAAAGCACGCCATATCTGGCGGTTAGGGTTACGTTGGGCCAGGTAACATTGACCGAACAATTAAAAATAGAACGGTGGTTTGTGTTGTCGGGCGCCACTGAATGAGTGCTTAACGTCGCCCCGCCCGCGGTATAGTTGGCGTTAGACACTTCATTGGTAACTTGGTTAAAAGTCAAATGGGTATCTTGATTAGGCGTGTAAGACGATGTGCAAAGAGCTAACTTAATGGTATCGGTTGTGTTTAAATTGATACCGGCTTGCAATAATTGGTTTTTAAAACCAGTAAATATAACATCTGCCATAGTTTTTTATTTTATTTATTTTTTATCTTCATCGGTTCTCACGGTTACGGGGAAAATTACAGCTTCTTGTTTTTTAATTCCCTGCGTATAGAGAGAAACATTTGTCTGCTCACCGAGTTCTTGCAATACCTGGGCGATTGCCCATCCTCGGTAAATTCCTTTCTTCTCGACCTTTCCCTCGAAGGTGTTTTTTTCTTCATAAATCTGATCGCGCACAATCTTTTTCAATAAATCCAATTCGTAATCGTTAAATCTGATATTTCCTTCTTCCCTTACTTTCTTCCCGATTGCCATTACCGCCATACTTTCATCAAAACCGAATGTTTTGGAAAAATTAAGGCATTGAAGAATTAACGTCCGGCAAGTTTCGTTTGGAAGCTTGGTAATATCGGGAGATCCGTCTTTTTTGCGGGGCAACGTATCAATTTCTTTTTGCGTCGGGTAGCCTATTAAAGCGATATGCCCGTCCGGTTTCAAAATAACTTTGTCTAAATACATATTTTTGTTTATTTATTTTTTAAATTTGAATCCAAATATCACCTTCGGCGGGGTTGGTTGGTTCAACCGCGCCGACGGTCATTTTATGGGTTCCTACGCCGGTTATGTAAAGGCCATCGGCTACACCCCTACTCAATCCCCCGCCAAATCCTCCCGCTTTCGGTTGTTTGGCCAACCTTGCAACTTCGTCATAATCGTCTAATCCCTTGATCGCGCTTTTATCCAATCGTTCCTTGCCATTTAAAACCTCTAAGCCATCTCTGATTGCTGTACCGAGCGTAGGTAGGTCTTTCTCGATTTTGTCCAACAGTGGGGCTTGTATGGCCTCTGCGACGGTTTTAGTAATAGCTTGTTCGTCAGCATCCTTGCCGTCCATCCCACTCTTCAATTCTGCCAACCTCGAATCAACCGCTTTCATTTTTTGCGCGGTCGTTTTGTCAATCTGCTTGATATAATCGGAAACCAGCGCAAGCACTTCGTTTTTGGCTTGCGTAATTTCAACTTCATTGTTTTCCTTTAATCTCGACACGATACCCCCGATTTGACCATTGATCTTAGCGAAAGCCGTGGTATTACCTTCTTTCAAAGCTTTAACAAAAGAAAGCACGCGCTCAAACTCTTTGATAAAATCAGACTTTGACAAAAAGTCTTGATCCATTGAACTTAACAATACTTGCAATTTTTTAAGTTGGTCGTCCATATAAAAGAAAAAAAGCCAACGTCCCATTTAAGGGAATCGCTGGCTCGTCTGATAACAGATAGAGCGTCAAATATTAATTTATGGTTGTATTATAGCAAAAAATAATGGAAAGCAACAGACCCTTGACAATGTTTTAAGTTTGTTTGTGGCGTGGTGAACATTTGACAAAAAATAGGGATTGGGTGTATAATGTAAATTGTGATACTGGCGTATTACCCAATTTAAAGAATTCTTTGTAGAAGTGGATTGACGCGCCAGAGTCAATCCACTTTTGTTATATTCTGGCGGATAAGGTCTGGCGAATTGGGTGTTCCCCCGCTGGTTGCCAAGTAATCATCCATTAAAACCTCTGATGTGCCGGACAGCATTCCGTGCCTTATACTCATCTGGTTTTCTTTCCTGCAACGGATATAGTACCCTTGCAATGATCGTTAAACGGGTAAACCATTAAACCCGCATAAAAACATCTATATTATTCAGCCCGGATAGAACGGCCTACTGATGAAACAAGTCGGAATCTAATTCCCTGGCTTTACCCCTTTCTTACTTACCTCATCAGGATTATGAACATCACAACGACAAACTCAAAATGTAGGAAATGCAGCGGTAAACTGGTTTTAAGGTTTAATCCTCAATGTGTGTTTCCCGAATATCTTTCGTGTTCTGCTTGCCGTAGTATAGTCAATCATTATGAATATCTTGAAATGCAAGAAAAGGGATTGATAAAAAATAGCGGCGAGCAAAAATTACTTTTCTAACTAAAAAAAAATATATGATTGAATTTATATCTCTAGTTTTAATAATCTATATTGCTTTAAGATTATCTCACAAAGATTGATGAGTTATTTTCCCGTTACTCGATTAACTAAACCCTTCAAAACTTGAGGGGCGTTTTTTTCTATTGCCTCAACTGCTTTTTCAGCTTTAATAGATGCTTCCCCGACCATTCTTGGAGAAGTCGCAAGAAAACCCGCACCTGCTGCGACAGGATTGTGCATCCATACACCACTTCCTATCAGCAAAGCGTTTAAAATATCTCTTGTCCTGTTACCGGTAGGCGCGATCAACCCTTGCAGTTTTTGAGCATTTTTAAGAAGTTCTATATTGTCTAAAATAGGCACGCCGGTTAATCTTTCCAAGGTTGCAATGCTTTGTTGTTGCGCTCCCTTATTAAGGTTTTGCAAATTAGACAAAAACTGTTCAGCTCCTTGCTTTAATTGCCCGTTGCTATCTACAAATTTTGTTTTAAATGTATCAAAAATATTTTTCACTTGGGAAAAGTTTTGATTGATAGGTTTTAATTCGGGGATTGCTTTGTTGACTATTTCATCAACCTTATTACTCATTGACTGGACAACGGCGTGAAGTTTGGTTTTTTCGCCAGAAGCGGATAATGGTAAATTATTATATACCTCATCGAATTTCTGTCGTAGATCAACAGCGGTTTTTAAATCAACCTTTTTAGACTGAGCAACTGAGTGTATCAAATCATCAATCACCCCTAAATCTTTATTCGATAAAGGAGTTTGCGCCGTTTTGACAGCTTCATACGCATAATTTCCACTGGTAGAAGGCTTAACTGCAATATGGAAATCGTTGTTAAGAGTATTGAACAAGCTTTTTAATCCGGGATTTAAATTAAATGTTTTACCTGTAAATTTTTGCGCTAAAGCGTCAGCCCCTTGTTTATAAGCTTGTTGTGCCTTACCCATCGTATCAACCATTCTGTTTTTAATGGTATCAGCTAATTGTAAAAATGGTTGTTTGGGATTTTCCGTAACGTGTTGCAATGCCACGGCGTAAGCGTCGGGATTTTCTTTAATTCCCTGAAATACCTCTTTTGGAACTCCAGTCGCTATTGATCTAATTGTACCTGTAACTGGTTTTAACACGCTTAACGCTTTACCGACTACCGGCACAATCCCGGCAATAATCCCATTACGAATAGAATCACCAATATCGCCACCAGTTTGCGCCATTGTTACTCCTGCCGTATTCAAAGCTTCTGGTATTCCGTGGCTTATTGCTGTTCCCGCGATTTTACCAACTTTACCTAAAGCACTAGCCGCTTTTACAACACTGGTGGCTTCCAACGCTTTTGTTGTTTTTGTAACTAAACTTGAGGGAATGAAAAATTCACCGATTTGTTCTGCGCCTTTTCCTATTGCCTGCGCCGTCCCTTGAGTTTCCATACCGGGGAGTTGCGCGATTGGCTGTTGCCCTCCAAGTCCAGGGATTTTGTTGATTGTTGCGTTGGCTATATTTTGCCCATTTTGTGAAATTCCATTAAGTGTTGAACCCACGCCCCTGATTATTCCAATGCCAAGTTCGCCGGCAGTATTACCAACTTTATTTACAACATCATTTATTCCCTGTCCCACATTTTGCAAAAGCCCCGTCTGTTGCACCGGCGCGGGCGTTGCCTGTTGTTTCGCAATTATCTGTTGCAAAGTCAATCCACCAGACGATGGGGTTGGATTTGTAACGGGTTTTGCTCCCATTCCCTGCAATTGTTCTAATGTAAATCCTTGTGCCATAGTTTTTTATTTAGAATGATAAAGACCGTCGCTTGCACTATAAGAATAAGTAACGCCCCCAACTGTTTGGTCTGGATGATTAGTGTCAACTGTTTGCGCCTTACCAACTGCCGCGTCTTCTCTATCGGAAATGAGTTGTTTGATATAGGACACTTTTTGATTTACTGTATCAACAGTATCGGTTACTTTAGGCAAATGGTCTGTGATTTGCTGGACAACCGAAGAGTTACCTCTAAACCCTTGCACACCGGAAATTGCTTTCAAAACATCCAATCCTACGCTCTCTAATGCTCCTGCGGCGGCCTTCTGTGGATCACTCTGAGTCGTAGTTGCAAGTTTCGTCATTCCAAGACCATACAAAGTCCTTGAAAGCCATCCAGGTTGAGCGATACCGGCCATTATTGTCGATACCGTATCAAGTTTAGCGTTAGCATCTTTGATATTAACCAAATCGGCGGCTGTATTTTTATTCGTAATAATTTTAAATCCTGATTTCTGCGCTTCATCTATGACTGCCTTCTTTTCTGCCGCTGTTCCTTGGATACTCGAAGCGTCGATATAATCAACCCCATTACTTGCAGTGTTAAAATATGGAGCGACATCAACGGGAACGCTTATACTAGAACCATCATCTTTTGTTAAATTGATGGTATCGCCTCCATTTTCCTTTGCTTCTCTGATGAGCTTCTGATTGTCTAACTGTTGATTTTGTATTTGCAACGACTTTAAAATACGATCTTGCATTTTGGTCGGGTCGGGCGGTATGCTTGCCTCCAAATCAGCCAAATCCGCCTTGTAGGTAGTTGACTTCGGGTCCAAAGCGGTGATCTTAGCCGCAATCGCAGGTGCTCCGTTGTCCATTGCGGTCTTTTCCAATGACTGCGCGTTCTTCAAATTATCCCGAAACAACTGGAAATCCTGGTCGTCTTTTTTCTGTTGCGCGGCCTGTTTTCTTTTTTGTTCGTCAGTCGAAAACTGGTAAACTTTATCGCGCAAATCCTTGTTGTAATTATAAAGTTTGTCTTCGTAATCAGATTGAAGTTTAAAGGTTGTGTCCAATTTATCCTGCGCCGCCTTTAATGAGCCTTGCAAAGCTAACGCTTGCGCCTGCAAAGGCAAAACTTGGATCGCCGCCTGGCGGTTCTGTTCGGCCTGTTCCCTGCCTAAAAATGAAGTAGTCACATCGCCCGATTTAGCCGCGCTTCTTTCCAAGGCAAGATTTGAAGCCTGAACTTTAGCGTTGATGTCCGCAATTTGGGCATTGACATCGTTGATTTGTTTTGTTTTGTCATCGATTCCCGTGCTGTTTTCCATTGAATTATACTCATCTGCCCGGTTAGTCGGGGCGGTTTCTCCTCCCAGATATTGTTTAAATAAATCCGTAAATAAATCCGCCGTCGAAGTATCTGGCGTGGACGCGGGGGTAACATTAGCGGCGTTGGCCTTTGTAAGCGAATCAATCGCGGCATTTCCTCCATTAATCATTGCCGAATAGTTGGTCGTATCGGGTTTTTGATTTGGTAAAACAATCGGCGCAACCGGGCGCAAACTGTCCGCACTGATCGCCGTAGGAGTGCCAGGTTGAGTTGTGGACGTAGTTTGAGGAGTACCCGATACTTGCGCCACCTGCGGGACCAAAGTGGCTGTTTTAGCCTTGATTTGATTTACTTGATTTTGTATTGCGTTTAAATCTGCCATATTGTTTTGATTTTACTGTTGCGACCATAATTTATTGAGCATATCGGACATGTCTTGTAATTGCTGACGCAATCCGGCGATCTCTTGCTCTAACTGTTGCTGGCAAACCGCCACTGCGTCATCAATATCTTGTTGTGTTAGGTTTGCCATAGATTAATAGCTAGGTTGGTCCGTCGTTTCGTATTTTGCCTTAAATGACTTCAATTCTATCGATCCTAAAATTTCTATCCTGAACTGGACTTCATAGAAAGAATCAAAATTAACTCCCGAACTTTCGATATTAACTGCCGCGTGCGTGCAACTTCCCGCGGTTGAATCGGTGAAAATGGTCGTCCAAGCCGTATCCGAATTAAGCCGATACTTTAAAGTCACGCTTCCGCTGGCCGGGATTGCCCCGTATGAAAGGGAAACTGATTTTAATTGCTTCGGGATGGACGGATCGCCGCCGTCAAACTTCAATGTTTCTACAATCCCCGATTGTCCAGAGTACGTGCTTGCCGCGCTCAAAAAGAAAGTCGTTTTATTGGTATCCGAGTAGATCACCGCGGCCACATATCTCTCCGGGGAACTTGCCCCCCCCGCAACTCCTTCAAGTATTAGAAAATCATTGTTAACCACCTGGCCGTCCAATCCGCGCGTTACGTTCGCAAAATCAAATGTTTTGAAGATTGAAAACGCCAACGGGTTTGACGGGTCATCATGTCCATATCGCGCCAAAGCGTACTGGTAATATCCGGCGTAGGAATCATTCGGTTTTGTCCCGGTAACAAGGAAATAAATATAATTTCCGAAAACCTTCAATTTTGAAGCCGGGGAAATATAGGCGTAAGTTCCCGCAAGATTTGCCCGCGGCGAATAATTGAAGAGAATTTTATAATTGACTCCGTTAAAATATTTTAAAGAGAAATATTTCTTATTCGCTGCCGCAATTGCCACAATAAGTTTTCCTTCATATTCAGTCGCGCCAAAGACCGTCCCGGCTCCGATTTCATAAATCCCTATAAATGTTGAATCCTTGTCTCCATTCCATAGATAAGCCAGGGATTTGATTGCGCTCGAACCGGAAGAGCAAACAATTTTCAGATTGTCTTGGTATGGGACAATATCAACGATCGTCTGCTCCGCGTCGACATTTATCATTTGTGTTATCGTTCCATTGTTTGCTCCTGAATAATCGACCATAAAGACAATATTTGCAACCCATCCATATAGTTTTCCTTGCCACGGAACTCCTCCCTGAAAATATCCATAACTATTCAATAAAGTCCCGCCGCAATAAATATAATTTGCCGTTAAAGTAAAAGGCGAAAACACATACCAACGGGCAATGTTGGCGTGATAAATATCGTAAAAATAGACATACGGCCAAATAATAGCAAAGAACCCATTGTCTTTGTAAAAAGTACCCCCGGCAATTGTCGCCCCGGTACAACTAGCCCAGGCTGAACTCAAATCGGTTGGTTTGGAATATAAATTAATCCCGCTGGCATAATTTCCAACGCCGTAGATATTAGCTCCCGTGTCAATCATCTTCGTGATGCAATTTATATTTAAAAAAGATAATGCGTTTTCCGCCTGATTGTTCACCACTGAAAATATAGATTTATTTTTCCCAACCTCCATATTTTCCGCATACCAAAGGGCGGCGGGATTATTTGCCCGCGGATCGTTGACAATACCAGCAAGAAAATTATTTTGTTTTATTTCGCGGATTGCCATAGTTATGAATTATTTGTTGTGGAAATTGCGTAAGTATCGAGTAAAGGCGTTGCTAAAGTTTTCCCACCGATCGCGGTAACTACGTGGTCGTAATATAGGCGTAAATTTTTAATATTTCCACCGCACATGTTATAGTCGGAACGCCAATATATTTGAATAAGCGCGCCCGAAGCCAACCCGGTCAAGTTCTCGCTATACGTTGTTGATCCAGAATATATTAATCGTTCAGTTCCGACTGCGGAACCATTAACATAGATTTTGGCGTACATGGCATAATTAGTCCCAGTTAAATCAAATTTAACTGTCGTCGCAGGCAGTGCTTCGTTAAGCAATATTTCTTTAACTTTTGAATACGAAACAGGGAAAGTTCCAGCCCCTGCGACGATTGTAACTTGTGCGTCATCGCTATTGCGTAAATTTTCGGAGACTATCGTGGTAAAAGTTGCCGCATAAGTCTTCACCGCCTTCTGGCTTGGAACCTCGGCGTCGCTGTTATCAGCCATCGTGCCATCGGTGCTCAACGCTGAAGCCGCCATTTTTCCGCTCAATGCCGTGGCTACTACTGCGGGTATCTTTGTCGTGGTTGCGTATTTCAACGGCGTGAGCGCACTGGCATCGTCTGTTCCGGCGTCGGTCTTCGCCTGAGAAGCTAAAACCATCTTGCCTTTTGTCGCCTCGGTGGCGTCGGGCGTACCAGCTGAACCAACGGTATCAACATACTTTTTGTTGGCTACTTGGTAATCGGTTGTCGGGTCGCTTGAAGGAGAAATTGGAAAAGATGAAAATGTTTTAATTCCTGCGATTGTTTCGTTGCCGGAATTATTCACTTTACCGCCCGCCACGCTGTCGGTATAACCTTCAGCTGTTCCAAGAGCCGTTGCCACATTGCCAATCGTTGCTAACGTACTGGCCACCAAATCAACATCCACAGTCAAAGTCTTGGGGATAGTCCCGCCGGCCAGTGTAAACCCTGTAGCCAGCACCGTTGGCGTCAGATTGCCCCGTAGAGCCAATACTGTGCATTTCTTGCTCGTAGCCCCTCCTACGGGCGAAAACGGCAAAACATCGGTTGCGGCGGGGATTGCTACGGTTAAATCTGATATTTTAATTGGATCTGCCATTAGTTTTTGGGTTGGTTATCTATCGCGGGCGATGATGTTTTTTCAACAATGATATAACGGCTGTCTTCGGTCATTAATTTCGCGCTGTCTTCGCAAATCAATAAAATATCCCGGCCAAAATTAGTTAACGAAACATTGTTTTGTTTGGATTGGTTATCTTTGATGGTCGTGTTTTTTGATTGATTGCCAACACTAGCCCCGGTCTTTTTAGCCAAGTTATCTATGATGGTCGTTGTCTTTGGTAAATTGGTTACTGTTGCGGGCATATTTTATCTGAAATTAATACGATCCGGAACAATCCGATTCGGTAAATCTTTAGGCGTTGCCGACAATCGATCTTCAGCGGCTCTCAAGGCGATGTTCATATCCCGAAAAAGCTGTTCGGTGTTTGCCCTTGAATGATCGCGGCAATATTCATAACTCGGCCTCAAATAAAGATAAGATTGCACCAGTTCGTCGGTTCCCGCGGTCTTTGTGGTATCCGAAGATATAAAAAAGCTGGGCGTCCGGTCAATAAATGCCTTAATCCCGGCCGTCTTGGAGTAATTAGGTATCGGATCGAGAAATGCACACATTCCTGTCTGGTCGAAGCGTGTAGGCGTTCCTGTGAAGTTCTGGCCATCAAAGAAACTCTCCATATTGCTGTCCAGCTCCTGATTTACTCGGTCAAGCGCGTGAAACACGCCGGAAGAGTCGGCAACCATAATTTTATTGAACGCAAGAATAATATTTGACTGTTCGTCCAGTGGAAAATAATAATCCCGCTGTCCGGATACCAGGGTGGTCGTCAAAAAAGGATTTTCCGTTTGGTTCGGATCGTCGTAATTTACCTTTTTGTTGCGCAAAGCAATCGCAATAAGGTCGCGCAAGGCAAGGTTTACATCTATCGCTTTATTCGCCAGTGTGTAATTGGCCGAATTGGTGTTACAGGCGCGGTCAATTTTGGCTACTATTTCGGAAAATGTAATGGCATTTAATTTGATACTGTCGCTAACCCTTGAGTCAGCCGTTTCTCTTTAGCTTTATAAGCCTGGCGCAATTGAGCACCATTATGTTTTCTTAAACCTAATTTTTCATCTTTCCTTTGTTTATTGTTTTTATTCCCGCCCTCCATCTCTAAACCTTACGAGTAAAAAGATAGAGGGCGGGAATCGTAAGGTTTAATTTACAATTCCCGAAACAGCCCCACAAATGAGGCTGTTTTAACGTTAGGCGACCGTCACGTTGTAAAGTACGGGCAAGGTCTTTGTCCAAACTTTAACCTTATAGTCAAGACGCATAACAACCGAGATACCAGACACATTGCCCGGATCTTTTTCGTTAATCATCACCTGGCCATAAGTATCTTTAACGATACCGATCTCCGCTAACTGTTTCACGCCGGCAAGCAAATGCCCAGCAGTCAAAGAGTTGGAACGATAGTGGGTGAAACCCATATATTCCACGCCTCCTTTAACGCCGTTGCTCAACGCGCTATCCGCGGTGCTAAAACCATTAGCCTGCATAAAAGCGGTCAACAGATTGAAATCCGCCGGTCTCCAAACAATGAATCCGCCGTTTCTTTCTTTCAGTTTATCGCCTTTCGCAACCGCGATTTTTTGATCTATCGCCCGGATAATATCGTCGATGTTGCTCGAAGAAACAATAATGTTCCCCGCGGCTCCGCCGATCTCGGTATTATCAAAACTGGTAAATTGCGCGTATTGAGCGAATGCCAAACTTTCCAAATCCTCGTTCAAAAGAACACCCTGCGCGTCGGCCAAGTCCATCTGATTAAGATAGGTTGACTGAGCCAAGTCTGCCCGGTCAATGATCTGCGACACCACGCGGTGAGCGTCGATAGTCACATAATCATCGGTCAAAGCGACAGCGGCGGGAGTATAGGCCGAGTAAGGGGTCAAAGCGGCCACGCTTGCGTCGGTTCTATAAGGATTATGCAGAACTCTTTCGTTGGTGTAGGTCATCTTAAAGATGTCCTTCACTTTTGTGGGTTCGTCCAAGCGTTCTTGCGCTTTGATTGCCCACTCTTCTCCATAGATAATTGCCAAATTGGTATTTTGTAGTTTTCGCTTTCGCTTGTTACAAAATTGTTAAATTATGCAACAAGAAATATCAGACTACACGACGGGATTATCGGTAAATTTGCTTTTCTGTTTTGCGGTTGCCATTCTGGCATTTACCACGTCGCGCCTCAATTTTACCTGATCCGCGGGCGGTAATTCACCTTTAGCAATCCAATAATCAACAGTATCGCGAGATGATTGGCTTGAGCGTCTGGTACTGCTTGGTATAGCCTCCTTTGACGCACGAAATTCTCGCATTTCCTTGAGTTCTGATTGGAAATATTTCATTGCCAATACTGCCTCAAGAGATTTACCGCTTTCTTTCATCGTCGATTCAACCAGCGCGATTTCATCGGGTTCAGTTATCTTTTCAACCCGTAAAACAGCGCGATCAATTCGGTCCAAAGTTTCTTGTTTTGCTTCTTGCTTCTCAACTGCGGGTGCTGGTTTGGCCTCTTTCATCTTTGAAAGTTTAGTCTGATAGCGTTTTGCTATTCCCTGCGCTTCCAAAGCCTTAGCCTTCCAGTCGGTAACGTCCGCCCCGTTTTCGTCTTTCTCTTCCTTGATTTCGGGTACATCGATTACCTCTTCCTCGTTAACGTCATTTTGATTTGCCATAAAATGATATATGTTATTGATTTTGCGCGAGAATCATAACTCGATTTAATTCACTTTTTAAAAGAGTGATAACTTTTAACAATTTTTTACGAGATTGAGAACTCAAATTTTATTATCCGTGATCTCTTCTTGGAATTAACCGCTAAGACCTACAAAAACTTTAATTCCTCTCCGCAAAATAAAACAATGTAACTTCGATCACCCCCGCGGTTAAAGCCACGTCGGTAGTGATTGTGATCTGCCCTTTGTTCGATAACTTTACCGGCACAGCAAAAGTAGGAACCGCCGCGATGATCGCGTCCAGCGTATAATCACCTTTGACTTTTGCTCCCAAAATCGCCGACACACTCGAACCTGCACTTGTTCCAATCGTAATACTCGGCGCGCCGGCGGATGTTACCGCGGTTGTGGAATTAATCACTCCGGCAACGATGATGGCGTTATCGGGAAGCCACGCATTATGTTTTGGCGTAATGGTAGAGATTGCTCCGCCATCGACACCAAAATCATAAATCGCTCTTGCCATCTGCAAAGTTCCAAGCCCATAATTGGTATTCTTGGAAAGTATTTTTCTTTGCAAATAAATGTTTCTGTGTGCATTTCCAGACATATTAGTTTCTTGTTAGTTTCTTGCTACAAAATAATACAAGGTGATTTCGACTACACCACCTAAAACCGCTGAGTCAGTAAAGCTGATTGTTACTTTTCCTTTAGCGGTCAACTTCACTGGAGTGGCGAATGTCGCTACTGAGTTAATCACCGCATCGGTCGAGAAAGAACCTTTGGCGGTCGCGGTAAGGATTGAGTTAGCCGCCGATCCCGCGCTTGTTCCGATGGTTACGTTACAAGCGTTGGTGGATGTTACCGCGGTGGTAGAGTTAATTGTGCCTCCCACGATAACTGTATTATCCGGCAATTCCACGTTCTTTTTAGGCGTGTAAGCGGCCGCGCCGCCACCATCCACCGTAAAGTCATAGATAACCCGCGCCATTTGCAAACTGCCTAAACCTGCTTTATAGTTTTTCGCTATCAACTTCGCTGATAAACTTGAACGATTCGTAGTTAAAGCCATATATTTTTTTTAATTTAGTACTAAAGTTAAATTCGCTGTTCCGCCGACCGTTATATACAAACCGTTGATAAATTCCTCATCGCCAAAATCCAAAACTCTTTCCCCTGTTGTTGCTACTACGGATAGCGTCATTGTCGGATGCATCACCTTGCCTACCGGGCCCGCACCACTTGCTAAAGTCGCCGCTCCCCACGAATAATTGCCGAGCGTTGTCGTTGTCGCAATCAAGTTTTGCGCCACTCCCAAAAGTTTGCTAACAATGGTTTGCTGGGTTGCGGTATTTGTTGTCGCGTAAACATCGTAATTTGGAGTTGTACCTGTCGAATAATCGGTTCCAACCGTCCCCGATCCATTGATCGCCGATTTAAGGTTATCCAAAAATACTTCCTCCGAAGTAACCCACAATATCTGGTCTTTGACTGCGGTCAAACCATAGGTTTCCGCTAATCCGGTTACCGCCGTATATACTCTCGTTCCAATGGTTACTGTTGCGACAGTTGTCGCCACGCCCCCTAAAAGAGTCGTATTACCCCAAGCGTAATGTGTCATGGTAGCAGTGGTGGCAATACTGTTTGCCGCGGTTCCGATCACCCTGGCGACCACCACTTGCGTAGTGTTTGTATTCGTATAAGCGATAACATCGGGATGAGCCGCGGTTCCGGTGCCATAGTCCGTTCCTGCGGTTCCGATCGCGTTAATCGCTGATTTTAAGTTATCCAAGAATACCGCTTCCGAAGTAACCCATAAAACCTGATAAGCAACAGCGGTAAGCCCGATAGTTTCGGCCAAAGTTTTCACCGCGGTATAAACCGTGGTTCCGATCGTGATTGTCGCCGCGCTAACCGCCACACCTCCAAGCAAGGTGGTATTTCCCCAAGCGTAATTGCTCATTGTCGCGGTTGACGGATAAGAATTAGCGGCAGTTCCAATTGTTCTTGCGTAAACTACTTGCGTAGTATCGGTGTTGGCGGTTGCGATCACGGTTGTATGCGCCACCGTGCCAGTCCCATAATGCGTTCCCGCGGTTCCCGTTCCGTTAATAGCAAGCTTCAAATTATCCAGGAATACCGCTTCGCTGGTTGTCCATTTAACTTGGTTGGCCGCGGCGGTTAAACCGTAAGTTTCGCTCAATACTTTAACCGCGGTATAAACCGTGGTGTTCACCGTGATCGTTGCGGAAGTTGTCGCCACGCCTCCCGCCATTGTGGTATCGCCAAAAGTGAAATTAGTGGCGGTTGAAGTTGTCGCAATCGAATTTCCGCCCGTCCCGATTGTTCGCGCAACCACTACAAACGTGGTATCGGTCAAATTGTAGGCGATCGCGGTCGGATGAACCAAGGTTCCTGTAAAATAATTAGTAAGAGCCACGCCGGTCGCGTTTACAGCTTTGTATAGATTCACCAAACTTTCGTGGGCGGTATCGCCAATTTTCACATCGTAGGCGGAAGCTAAAACCTTTTTAAACGTGTAAACGGTTGACGCAACGGTGATCGTATCGCCATCGGATACATTTTTCCCGTTACTCGTAAGTGTCTGCAAAGCGTGTGCCGCCGGTGCGCCTGCGCCCGAACTGGTCAAAGTTTGAGTAGCGTAATCGGCGGGCGTTCCCGCACCCACGCTTTGGGTGATTGTCTGTGTCGCGTATACCGCCGGCGCGCTGGCTCCCGCGCTGGTAAGCACCTGCGAACCAGCCACGCTCGGACCAGTGCCGTCAACCAACGCCACGGTTCCCGATGAATGGGAATTGATAATGATTTTGTTTAATTTTCCTCCTTTGGATTTAATTAATCCCGATTCTGAAACATTTTTAAATTCTGCCATATTTATATTGCTTTATTAGTTTGAGGTTCTGCTGGTTCGGCTTTTTTATATACGCTTAATTGAGAAAACGCATTTTCAAGAAATTGGATCGCCTCTGATAAAGCTACAAGTTTTGCCCCGATCGCCTCATTGCTGACGCTCACGGGCTGATTAAGCCCTAACGATAATGCCCAGTTTTTTGTAGCGTCAACTTTCTTTCCTTTCTTAATTACTCCATTCTCATAAATTCCCCTTAGCAAAACTTTCTTCACCGATTCTTTCATTTCCGTATTGGAGTTGAAAGAAATAATTAAATTTTGCTCCGCTTCGGTTAAAATATCGTCTTCCATATTTATTGTGTAACCGCTTGAGGCTGTGCCTGTTGCGGTTGATTAATTTGTTGTTGTGGTTGTTGTGGTTGTTGCATTTGTTGCGCCGGTTGCGCCACGGTCATCCCAACAAAATCAACGGGACTTAATCCGGCGTATTCAAGTATTTCATTGAATACTTTGCCCATTCCAGGCAGTTGCATTGTCTGTTGGAACGCCATCGGATTAGCAATGATCTGCCGGAAAATATTAGTCAGTTTGTCGGTTACTTTATCGTTATAGGCTTGCTTTCCAGCCACATTAACATCGACATCAATCGGAATACTTTTAAGTTCATCTTTCACGATCTCCAAAAATCTTTTCTTTCCCCCTTTAATAAAATCCTGCTTCGCTACTTCCTTAAAAGCGTCAATTTCTTCTTGGGATGGTGCTTCGCCCTTGCCGTCAAAATAATTAATTACCATCTTTACCGCCTCATTATTGGCCTGTTTGGTACTGATCGCTTCAGCGACAAACTGCATTTCATCCAAGTCCAATTCGACAAGCCACTTATCGCCCTTGTTCATTTCGGCCGCTAAATCATCCAAGAACCAATCACGATACATTTCGCCGACAAACGTGGCAATCTTGCCGCGGCGATATTCGTGCAAACCTTGACCGGTTGCCGTTATTAAGTTCTCTAAGGCAAATGGGGTACCGCTTGATGGATTGATACCCATCTGCGCGTCGTTCGCGCTTCCTGTGGTCTTCCCCTGCAAATCCCAGCTTCTAAGTTTCTGCTCGAACAAATTTATATTCGCCGCGGGTATTTGTAAAAAGTTTAATGGCGCGTTTGGTTCGGTAGTCACGATCTCTCCCTTCTTCATATCGGTTAGACTATGCCGTCCGACGAAAGTCTTGTCATAAGTCTGAACAATCATCATCGCCGCCACGTCCAACATTTCCTTGATCTGTATCTCGCTGTAATTCGTCCAAATTTGCGCTTCAAACAGTTCTTCAATCCCGCCAAAACCCAAGGCCCGGCCGTAAATCTTATCCCTCGCTAAGAATTTATAAGGATTTTTCTCTTTGCCCTTATAAAGAGTAATGCCGTTTTTGTTTGAATTAGTGTCTTTGTAAAAAGTAATAACGTGGAATTGGCGGGTATATTTATCAGGATTGCCACTATCGTCAAGCCACGTTTCGGGGAACATACCGTGCAATTCGTAAACCTCAATATATTTTCCAGGCGTTTTCGCCTTAACGTTGTTTGATTGTGAATTACTTTTTTCTTCTCGCGCCATCGTGATCGCCTCATCAATCTTATCCGCGTCCCACTTGGTCATTTCAAGTAACTGATCAGGGGCGTACATATGCTTTTCGCATATCGGTCCGGAAAGAATATCGGTCTGATCGCAAAACGCCAACCGTTGCAACGGCACAACTTCAGGCCTCACCTCATTGACTTCCTTAACCAACACGCCACCGTAATCAACGTATGATTCAACGACATCGTCGATAAAAGTATCAATATCGTTATTCCGCGCCCATTTAACGTGAAACTTCTTAACCAAAAATGATTTGTAATAATTATCCGCATCATCAACAAAGGGATTTATATCTTTCACATCAAAACCCTCGGAACGATAAGCGACATTAAGAATTGGCCGGATTATGTTCTTAAACGGACGGTTGCCATCATCTTTACCATCGAAAAACTTGGAATTTTTATAAAGTGTGCTCTTTTTAATGTGGTCAAACATATGCCACTCCCAACCGTCGATAACCGGAACACCCAGCGTCTGGTACGCGGTTTCCTCTCTCGTTATAAAAGAATAAACATTCTCTGTTTTTGTTTGTGCGGGGGATTTTGCGTCCATTAATTTAATAAAGCGGTTAAATTTTTAGTAAAATACTGACAAGCCAAACCGTTAAAAAATATCTGTCGCGCTTTTAGAGCCGTCAATTTCTTTTCAATTGTTTTAGCTCCTTTTGTAACGGCCACCGTTACTGTGTTAGTTATCTTTTCCGGTTTCAAATCCAACAAAGCGGTTTTAATATCGTCGGTTTTGGCGTTAAAAATAATACCGCCCAAAGTAACCGATAAACTATATTCGCCTTTTTGCGCGCGTTTCTTTGCCAATAACGCAAACTTAGCGCGCGCCTCCAACTGTTTCTCTGTCGGTTTTATATTGCTACGTTTTTTCGTTGTTCTTGGTGTTGCCATATTCTTGGTTTTATATCGCTTTGAACCGGGGACACTTTTGCCATAACCTCAAAATACATTCTCATAATGAAACAATCGCTTGAGTCCGGTGATCTGCCAATAATCTCCTTAACTTTCTCTTTCACCGTTGCCATTCTTTTGCCATCTCCGGCGCTTGCGTCCTGATAGTTGGACAATTCCTCGATTATTTCTTCTTTCTGTTTCCCTGTTACTTTAGAAGCGATCTGGTGATTGTTTACTTTATCCGCAAGGGTGAAAACGCACTGGCTTCGCAAATTCTTGTAATCGCTGGTCTTCGGCGGATCAATAAATGTCGCGTAAGGCAATAAAACTATGTTTGTGTCGGTCTTTATTGCCGCGTAACTACTCTTAAACCCGATTATCCCGTCCAGTAGACTATTACTCGCCACTCCTGCACCTACTCCGATCGCGTCAACGGCAATTTGGCTGTACGGTATCCGCTCGGTTTGCGCATATTCCCTGATTTTTTGGATAATCCCTTCGGTGTTCAAACGCTCAAATTCTTCCCGGCGGTATTCTTCTAAACTTTCCCAAAAGCTGAATATTGTTTTGTCGCTACCGTCATCTGCAATATCTACTGTCAAATACTTCTCTGGTTTTTTGACAATCGTATTGCTGAAAATATCCACTAAAGCCTCATACTTGAATAAGGCTCCGGAATTATCAATATGTTCCGCTAAAATCTCTTGCCGGTATGATTCTGGATTATCTTTGTATTCATTTTTAATACTCTCCAATTCAACCTGCGACAAATAAGGATTATCTAACGAAGTAAAATGAAATGTCGCGAATGTTGTGTCCGTTAGAGCCGCTTTTTCCAATCTTCGCAAATTGGGATTTTCTTTTTTAGGAGTTCCGATAAATGTCGCCTCCCCTCCAGTATCAAGCAATGTCGGTCTGAAAATGTCTTGCCATCCTAAAAAAAACTCTACCATTGTGTCTACTTCATCAAATACCAATTTATAAGCCGATTTTCCTCTAAAATTTTCTCTATTTTCCCAGCCTGATAATTTTATGATTGAATATCCTCCCTCTTGCGTTGGTACTTTTATTTCCAGCCTTTGCTCGTTAAAATCTGCAATTTTAAATAATTTTCTTTTAAATGTTTCCCAAACAATATCCCTTGCCTGAATCTGGGTTGGCGCGATATAGAAAATATTTCTGTCTTTCCCGCTAACCGCCGCAAAACTCATATCCTCCACTTCCATCGTTGTTTTCCCTCCTTTCCTACCGGCGCGAATAACTTTAAACCTTGCCTTATTCGCAATTATTTCTCGTTGTTTTTCGTGGAGTTGCATTCAAATATCGGATCAAAATTTATAGAAAGTTTTTCGCCTCCGCTTGTTAAGTCCAAATTTTCTTGCGCTTTGCCGTAATATCTGTCGCAAATATCCTTGTAAAAAGGAAAATTACCTTTCTCGGCTTCGGTAAACGCTTTTTTAATTAATATCTTCCGCGCCTCGCTCGTGGTAATCTTTTTTTCTTCCGCTATTTCTTTAACCGCTTCATCAAAATCAGTATTAAAATTTTTAGTTCCCAGCGGTCTGCCGTTAGGATTTCCGCTTTCACCCTCTTTCCAAGCTGGTTTGAGATTTTTTAATCTTTTATCGGTGATTTTATCGCTGTTTTTCTGTTTTACTGACATACCTTTTTGTTATTATTCAAATAATCAAATTTCCTATGGCAACTCCTATCCCGCACCCAACTTGCGAGAAAGGTGAGGGATAAGAGCCGCAAGTTATAAACAAAAAACCAGCCCCCATAAAATGGGTAACTGGCTTGGCGAATAATCGCTTGAAGCGTCAAATATTAAATTTGTAACTATATTATAACAAAATATTAAAACCAATGCAACAATCAAAAAATTATATTAATTTTTTTAGGCTTGATTTTTGAATAATATTTCTTATGGCAAGAAACGCATAACCTTAACCAGTCTGTTAACTCTCGCTTATATTCCCCACTTTTATTTGAGATGGTACAATTTTAAAATATCCACCGCATTGATTGCAATTTTTAATCATATTTTTTTTATTATCTCCAAACTTCTGCGATCAATAGTCCCGTCTTCACGAATATAGAAACTTACTTTTGTCCGGCGAACTTCTTTCAAGACTATTAAAACATCGCGAGATTGCCGCAACCACCGCCAAATCTCATAATCGGCTGGCGATAATTCTTTTAATGTCTTAAAAACCTCCTCCTCCATCGTGTTATTTTTTATTCCCCTTCGGGTTATTTTTATCGAAAAATTCCACTATCGCCAGACAAAAGACTAGGGCCAGGGCAAAAAGAAAAAAATAGATCAGGTAATTGCTCATTTGCCAATTAATTTTTTAAAAATATTAATTAGCGATTGCACAATCCCGATCTCTTGATTAATAATATCTTTGGCATCCAGGGCGAACACGTCCTTGGTGTAAGGCAACGGGTCCAATGCGCCGCCGTAGCCGTTGGTCGTCATCAGTGTATTGCCGAACTTGTTAGAGTAATACATCCCGAAATGAAGATGGGAACCAGTGGTATACATCCCGGTGTTATCCGCGCGTCCTAAAAGCTGCCCTAAAGTCACGGTGTCGCCTTCCTTGACCATAAAATCCAATAAATGCCAGTAAAGTATCTTGTAATAATTACCGGCGCCGTCGTTAATCAGAACTGTCACGCCATTCCCTTGCGTCGGGCTTTTGCAGGTGGAACAGACTGAACCTTTGCTGTAATTGAAATAAACATTCTCGCCGGTATCAGCTCGGTAGTCAATCCCATTATGGCCTTTTAGGCCTAACTGGGCGTAAAAATTGTTTAAGTTCTGCCCGAAAAGCTGGTTGATTTTTCCTGATTTTACGGCTCGATATAGTGTGATGTTCATTTTATTTTTTAAGTAAAAACTCCTTCTGGCACTTCTGGCACTTGCCTGCTATCCAATCATCGCGTCTCTCCAATTTGTTACAGTAAAAACATTGCGGGCAATTCCAGAAACTGTTGTTTCTATTACAATAGATTTTTACGGTTGGTTTAGGTGAATCTGTCATAGGTTTAAATCTTTTTAGCCGTAGCCGTAGCCGTTGCCGTCGCCGCTGCCGTTGCCGTAGCCGTTGCCGTCGCCGCTGCCGTAGCCGTTGCCGTCGCCGCTGCCGTTGCCGTAGCCGTTGCAGTTGCCGTAGCCGTTGCCGTCGCCGTAGCCGTCGCCGTTGCCGTAGCCGTTGCCGTAGCCGTTGCCGTAGCCGTTGCCGTAGCCGTTGCCGTCGCCGCTGCCGTCGCCGTAGCCGTCGCCGTTGCCGTAGCCGTTGCCGTTCAAGAAACTATGAGAATATTCGTCGATTAAAATTCGTTTTTCCATTTTTTTCGATCTACATCAATCAACATGATGGAAGTCAACCTTTCGAAACGCACAACTCCCGTTTTTTCTAAAACCGTATCTCCTTGCTTGCCATCTCTTGCCAACTGTCCCAACCCTTCGGAAGTTCCCCAGCGGCGAATTACATAAGCATCTTCTAAAATTCCCTTGTCGCCTTCTTCGTGGTATCTTCCAATACAAATCCATCCCCGGCCAAGAACAGCAATTTTGATTTCACTTCCCAAGTTGGATTTTTCTTCTGCACATTCGCAAACTTTATCTTTATTTTCTTCTTCCGATAAAAGTCCGCACATAAGTTTCACGATCTTCTCTTTTTCCATTTTTTTCGCTTCCTTTTGGGATAGCGCGGTTAATAATGCTGGTGGGCGAGGGGCGAGGGGAAGGACTACTTCCCTTCATTTCGTGTTCGCCGACACTATGGGTTAGTGATACCCCGCGGCCGCCGCCCGCCAGTTTGGTTGTTAGTTGGCATATTAGTGAATTAAAATAATTATTACTGCCGCTATTAACCAGTCAATACCAATTAGATTTTTATTTGAAGCAATATAAATATTGGCTATTAATATACTCGTCCAGAAACCGATTAAAGTATTTATTTCTTCTTCCATAAGTTTATTTAGATATATTTATTGACTATTGGTTTGCTTTAAAAAATGCTTGGGTGAAAAATGGTGAGGCTATACTTCTTTCGTCGGTTATTGCTTCCCAATCTCTTTTGTGGGTCATCGGAGTAAATCTATCTTTAACACTTTGACCACTTGCTATCTGGCATCTCAATGGCAATCTTTTGGGTTCGTTAAATTTACCCCATAAAGCAGTCCTTTTTGTCCAATTTTCCCCAAACTCATCGGGCGAATAAACAAATGCCGGCTTTCCCAAAAATTCTTTCAACATTCCAGTAAAAGGATTTTCAATCACCCAAAATTTTAATGAAGTGTGTCTGTCATTTGGATTTTCCAAATCGTAAGACGCTTCCCAAATAATCCTCAAACATTCTTTTACTAACCTCATACCTTCTTTCAAATCTCTTGGTGTTTTGGCGCACGCCCTTGCTATTGAAAACATTGTGCAAGGAGGATTGGCAATAATTCCATAAACTTTTTTCGGCGGATGATAATTTTCGACACCAACATCTTTATTAATCAATCGGACATCATAACCATTCTCCCGATAATCTCTTGTGTCGCTGCCATATTTTGAGGCGCACAAATGAAGAATTATTTTTTTACTGTTGGGTTCTTCAAACGGAAATTGATCGCCCAATTTTTCTTTCCATTCCAATTTTTTCATACTTTGTTTTAATTTCATATTTTTTATTTCCCGACAGGGATATTAATTTCTCGACAACTTGGACACCACCATTGTTTATTGCCGTAATGCCAAGTAACATATTTCATCCTATGCTTGCACTTCGGACATAAGTATTTTGGGCGGTAGTAAGTGAGTGCCCAGGAGATTAGGCGGGCGGTAATTAGGATTAAGAATATTGGGATGATGATGGATAGGGTTGTCATTTTATTTGCTAAATTTAGAGATTATTTCGTGGAGTTCCGCAATAGAATATCCGTTGCCTTTAATTTCTGCGTCTCGGCGTAAAACTTTTAAATTAATTCCGTCTTCAATCAAATGTTCGGCGTAAGCTCCAAGATTTCCGTGTAAAAACGTATTACATTTAGGGCATTGCGGATGAATATTCCTTTCATCAAAATCAAGTTTGTTATGAATAAAGTGTCCAGCGTGAGTTTCTTTTGGTTCCAACATTTTGCCACAGGTATAGCAAATTAGTTTAAACGACCCGTCATCGTGATTAACCCAGCGTATTGCCTCGCTAAACGATTTCCACGCTTTCTTAAACAATCTTTTGCGGTAGGTTTCACCTTGCTCAAAGCGGGCTTTTTTCTTTTCCTTGCTCATCGCTTGCTTTGCCAGCTTATCTTCCCGCTTTTTGCTTTGGGCTTCTAAGTGGCAAGTCCAGCATATTCTACGGTTGGGTAGGGCTTTTTTGCCACACTTACAGGTTTTTTGTTTTAGGATTAGCATTTTTTCGATTGTCGGTTTTTACTTGCTGGTCTGAACGTCTATTGGGTTTAAAACGGTGCTGGGTGGCTTCCTGTGGCTGTAGCGACGTTTTAAATGTCCTTTATCTTTAGTTTTTCTATGTTGGCGCGGGATTCGGCTTTAGCAGAATTCCAACCAGAATTAAAATGGATTTCCGTATTCCTATCCCCCTGTCTTTTGAATCTAATCTCTCCCACCGCCCTTTTCGCTTCCTCAATCGCCTGATTGTAGGTGGATTGTTGGAGTTGGGAGATTTTATCGTCAAACCATTTATTAAATTCAGTTGAATGATATTTACCATTCAAAAATAATCTTTGCTTATTATCAAATTCATCTTTTAAATCTTTAATCCACTCTTGATTTAATTTATTTTCCATAGTTTTGTTTTTTAAACCCTTCCAGCAATCCCGTCCCGCCGTCGCTTATTTTGAAGTAGCCGCAATGGCTAGTGGCCCGAAGTATTGCCTGGCGAAACTTAGAACATTCGCCTTCTAAACAGGACTTGGGCTTGTAATAGATACAGTTTTTACATTGGGGTTTCATAGGTTATTCCTCATCAACAATCACAAATCCAAGCGCCGCCAAAAAATCAGGTAATTGTGATCTTTTAAGTGGTTTGGTTCCACCCCGCCCATAAAACTTCGCGTAATTTAATTCGGCATCGCGCAGGTCGGCACCGCTCAGGTCGGCACCGCTCAGGTGGGCACCGCTCAGGTCGGCACCGCGCAGGTCGGCACCGCTCAGGTCGGCACCGCGCAGGTCGGCACCGCTCAGGTCGGCACTGCTCAGGTGGGCACCGCTCAGGTCGGCACCGCGCAGGTCGGCACCGCTCAGGTAGGCACCGCTCAGGTCGGCACCGCTCAGGTCGGCACCGCGCAGGTCGGCACCGCTCAGGTAGGCACCGCTCAGGTCGGCACCGCTCAGGTCGGCACCGCTCAGGTCGGCACCGCTCAGGTCGGCACTGCTCAGGTCGGCACCGCGCATAGACACTCCGTTAGTTTTTGCCTCAACTACAGCTTCTTTGTAAGTCGTTTTTTCGCTTTCGAAAATTATCGAACCAGTAAAATGATTCTTGATCTGAATGTTTATTTTCTTTGTTTCTTTTTTCTCGGTTTCAATTTCGGAAACATACTTTTTAATTTCCTCAAGATTCGAGATAACTTGTGCTTTTGTGATTGACATATTTTTTTGTTATTTATTATTAGAAAGGTATTTTAGATACGTCTATCCCGCCATCGCCGTACTCCTCATCGAACTTTTTGGCGGCGGCGGCGACGGGGTTCATCATTCCAACCTTTGGCTGGTCTTTGAGATTAACAATTCCGTTTGATTTTTGCGCCGCCTTATATTCGGCATAACTTTGAAAGTTAGAAAACAATCCTTTTGCTTTTAATAAGTTCCAAGTTTTCTCAAATTCTAACTGGTGAAACATAAATTTAATTTACTCGGCGATCCTTGCCTTTCATTTTTATAATATGGCACATCTCCGTTATCCGCGACGCGACCCTATCTCCTACTTTTTCAGACAATTCTTTTAAAGATAAATTGCTGATAAAAACTGTTTGAAGTTCGTTCTCATAACGGCAATCAACTAAACGATATAAATTTTCTATTGACCAATCAGTAAATTTTTCCGCACCTATATCGTCAAGAATTAAAATACTTCCAATAAAATACTCTTCTATGTCGGAACTTTCTTTCGTTCCAAAAGTATTTTTAATTTTTTGTAACAAACGAGGAAAATTAACTAAATCAGTTTTATGATTAAAAAAACAATCTGGTTGAAACCCACTGTAATAAGAAGAAAAATGATTTTCAGGCGGAATATATTTTTCTTGATATTTTTTATAATTTTCATCGATCATCTTTAACCTCCATCTGTAATAAGCGGATAAATCTTTTTTTAAAATTGCATATCCTAAATAAGTTTTACCAACCCCAACATCGCCGTGTATATATAATCCGTGTTTTCCATCAACAAATTCACCATTTATTTCTTTCCCATTGTCGCTAAACTTATCCCAAACATCACTCGGGACATCTTTTTCCTCTACTCCACAATACCGGCTCGGTATTTCATCTAATACTGAATCAAGAGAGCGGGATAATTTTTGTTTTGCCTCTTTGATATTTTCTTCATCCTTAGCAAGTTGTTTTTCAGTTAAATTTGTCATATTTAGTTGGGTCATTTGATTTTAAAATATCCGGCTGTTTCCCTTTTTGTTCGCTATACGCCATCACTCTTGCCCAATTCTTTTCAAGCTCGTAAGGCGTGGTAACTTTCGGGGCATATTGTTTAGCCAAAATTTCAACGGCTTTTTTTGCATTTAACAAGACAGCCTCTAAGCCAAACAGATTTATTAAACTTTCGGCGGCGGCGCGTTGAGTTGTATTGCCATACAGCTTCCCGCTTTTAATGGATGGATTCACACTTTCAAAAGATTTGATTACTTCCGGTATCCCCGCAACGCTTGGCGTTGCTGTATTTATATTCTTTCCTTTACTTACCTTACCTAACCTAACCTTACCTAACCTAACCTTACCTAACCTAGGTACCGTTTGCGGTACGTTTACGGTACACAAACCCTCTTTTCTTCTTTCTTTAAGCCATTTAGGAGCTTCAATCTTCCTTAATTCGCCTACTCCTTCCCTTAATTCGGTATACGCACCGCTGTCATTTAACCCAAGTTTTGCTTTTTCAATCTTGTACAAAGTTTCCTTGTACATATCAGCCCGGATCAAATTATGGATCAACCAATGCTTTATAACCACCACGCCACTTTCAAAAGGCAAAACAAATCTTTTTGTTTTGAGAACTTTTAAATCATCGTCCGCCGCATTTATTAACCTCATTATCTTTTTCGGGCTTACAAACCCGTCATCATCAGCGTACATCCCGAGATGAAAATATAACGCTTGCGTCGAAATCGGCATTTCAAGAAATGCGTCGCTTTCAACAATTTCTGGATTAAACATTCGTCTTTGACTCATAGATTTACCGCACAAAAAGCCGTATCCGACAATCACACACTTTAACTTCTCGGTAAAAGTATGGGTTATCAGCTACGGCTTGCTGTGAATTAAATTTAATTGATAACCGAGAAGTTTTCATATTGTATCTATATTTTCCCCTATTCAATTTGTAAAGTCAAGGCCTTAAAATCAAAAGTTATCCACAGTACGGCTTCCAACCTGCCGGCTTTGTGTTTTCTTTTTTAACTGCCGGGATTGCCGGGGATTTAACGCTCGATACTGTCTTAATCGCCGGGCGGTTGGCTTCGATGGCCTCTTGGTACTTTTTGAGGATAGCCTTAATTTCCTTGCGCTTATCCTCGTCAATAAATACGCCGTAGCCTTGCAAAAGTTCGTACAATTCTTTGCGGATTTCTTTTAAAGTCATATTTTTTAGCTTCTTTGCCGCCCTTCCGGCGTTTCCTCCAGCGCAAGAAGGGCGGCGTTTTATTACTTCAATTCTGTAATCTCTGCTTTGACTATAAAATTCAAATCCCTTGTTCCATCTTGATTATTCTTTTCTTCGATCTTTACCACGCTTCCCTTAACCAACAAGGTTACTTCACTCCCGTTCTCAATAAAGGTTTCAGGAGATATTTCTAACTTTGTTTTGGTTAGATGGATTTCTCTTTGCTTGATTTTTAAGTCCATAGTTTATATTTTTGCGTTAATATCGTCGACTGATTCTTCATATTTTTCCGGTTCGCCTTGCTTTGCAACCATATCGTCAAGCACTTCTTGGATCGGTTTTAACCCTTCGATCTCAACTTGTTCGTCTTCGGTCAAAGCAGTATTCTGTCTTGCGGCAATAACCTTATAACGAGTATCATTCTTACCTGTGCCAACCCGGTTGATGATGATGTCGTAGGGCGGTATTTTGTCGAAAGCGTAATCAGCTTTGACTGACAATTCGTTGATTTCGTTGAATACTCCCCAACCCATCCGATAAAGTTTGATTGCTTTGTCTTTGCGGTCGATCACATAACCGAGAAACTGAACTCCCGGCTTGTTGTCTTGATAGGTTCCGGCCTTAATCGCCGCTAAGCATATCGGGCAAGTGTCTGACCCTGTGCATATAATGCTTTTCTTGGCGCTGGCGTCAAAATGGTTTCCGTAATCGACAAACTCGCTTATAATTCTCACACGATTGTCGCCTACTTCGGGCTTAAACCAGCCACCGCCGCCGACACCGTACTCTTTGCTTATCTTTTCAATATCTCCAAACATATAGTTTAAATTTTCTTTGTCCTGTTGGTAATGGGATAATCCCGTGTCCAAAATGACTTATAGAAAATTATTTATAAATTGTTTAATAATTCTCTTTGTCTTGCGATTTTTTCTGCTTGTTTTTGTAAGTCGTCTATATTTTCATCTGCTTGCTCAACACATTTTTGGTTGCCGACCTTTAAAGCGATTTCCCGCAATAAATTCCAAAAGTCTTTTTTTGTGGTTTCAATTTTTTCCATAGCATTTTGGGCAAAATAGAGCAGTTGGGTAATTGATTGGGCTGTCCTCTTTGAAATCTGTCCCCGCGTACTGCTTTTTCTTGATAAATTTCTTAATTTGCAACTCTATTCCACAATCGGCACACTTAGCCGTCTCGCCAATGGCACTCCACAGCCATTTTAAGCCCCTTCTGGCGATGATTGCGTTAAGTTCCACACAATCAGTCATCGCCTCAAATTCCGCCTCGCTGGGGGCAACGTCGCACGTTCCATCTTCACAAGTTTCGTCCTGTCGTTCCTTTTCATCAATCCACTTTTCTTTGTTGGATTGATGATTTTGCCAGTTTTGCCATTGTTGGGGGGTTGGTGTTTCCATAGGATTATATTTTAATTTTCATCCAAACATTAAACCTTTCGGCTCCTTCGCTTTTAACAAACTCCTTGGCTACAAGTCCGATTGATTCCGGCCTTGAATAAACATACTTTGTATGGACTGCCGTTCTCTCGCCGTCAAACTCTTCTTTTAAGGCTTCGATTTTATATTCTTCAAGTTTATTTTCCATAGATTATAAGATTTCTAAAATATTCTAACGTTTTTGATTCTACTTGATATACTTTCCCAACTATCTGCTTTTTCTTTTTATCAAAATAAACTTCGTTTTCGATGTTGTTGCGCATTGCGGGAGGGATATCCCATCTGTTGTAATTCTCACCACAAACCCTGATAACTTCGCGCTCTTGTTTTTTGGTCATATAATTACCATCGCCAAGATACCCAAGGCGAAGATTAAGATACACCCTACGGCCTCGGCAATGTGATAGCGGAATGCCCGGAGTTGTTGCGCTTTGTACATTCGGACTCTTGTTGCAAATTGATAAGTGTTTAATTTTTCTCCTGTCATATAAATTGGCTACAATTAACGCGGGTTCTCTTTCCCCAGCGTATAAATAATCCGTCATCGACCATTTTTTTAGCGCATTCGATCTGGTTATTAACGTCCATCAATCCGTCGTAATCAAATCCGTACTTGTAAACGCATTCGCCGATATACGTTTTTTTCTTAAACTGGAGCAGTCCATAACTTGGCGATCCGCTATCGTTTGGATTGATTGCTTTAGGATTGAATGTGCTTTCGTTTCTAGCCATGCAGTAGATCAGCGGGTCTTCTTCTTTCAATCTGGCGATCAAGTTTTGCTCTCTTTCCTTTTTTTCTTGTGCGATCTCTTGTTCGGTTTTGACGTGGTGCCGGAATGTGGTGTCGGCTTGCGCGGCGAATATCGGTTCGATAAAACTTGCCGTGATGGCTAGAATTAGAACCAGCTTGGCTGTCAGGAAAATCCTCATCTTCACTCGTTTACCGCGCCGCAAATAAAATGATCGGAACATAAATTATTGCCATTACCGCGAACACCATCAAAATTTTGTTGCCGTTGCGCTTTTTACTTTTTACGATCTTCCGGCTCGGTGCTTCCTTTTTGAAGCGGGCTTTCAATTCGCCGCAGTGAAAATATAAACTTCCGATCCTTATCATCTCGACTGTTCTAATCGGCCGCTTGCATAAGTGGCAAATGTGAACCGGCAAATCTTTAGTGCTGAATTTGACTTGTGTCATTGGTTTGGATGTTTAGGTTACTTCGGCCTTTTATAAGATAATAATTTTGTTTTCCGGGTAGACCGCGGTTATCAGTTATCGTCTTATATTGCCATTATAGCAAACCTGCTTTGCTTGTCAAGCCCCGTTTAACTCTCTTGGCTTCAGCCCCCTTTTTTCCAATTGAAGAATAATAATCAAAGCCTTTTTCGGCAGTTTTTGCACCTCCAATTAGCCCTCCCTTTTTACCGTTTTCTGACAAAAATTGCTTAATAATTTTTTCTTTATTCATAATAAATCGTTTATAAATTAAGCATAGCGGTTTTGCTTTATTTTGTCAAACAAAAAAACCGCCGGGCGCAGTGGCGGTCTTTTGTATTATTCGCAAAGGTTTCTCTATTTTATTTTACTTGCACTTTCCTCCTTTTTTTGATGCCATGTTAGTTTTTTACATTATTTTGACCTTTGATTCGTTCCAATTTTTCTTTTTCCATCCGGGCATACTGTTCAAAGAAAATACGGCCCAAACAATCATCGCAAATTCCCGTTGGATCAAAAATAAATTTCGTCTTTTTACATTTAGGGCAGATTTTCTTTGTCATTTCTTTTTCTTATTTTTAGTTTTTACAGCCCACAAAACTTTGTTGCACTCGGTTACGATGTACTCGTAAAGATAGGCGCGCGCTTCGCTTACTCCGTCCTCGCAATAAAGTTTAAATTCTGGATCAATGTCTTCGGCGATCACATCAACCGCGTGATACAGCTCGTGATACAGTATGCCGTACTTGCTCGCTCTGTCGGGAAAATCTTTTATCCATATAAGTATATCGGTATTGTGATCGCCAAACTTACAACAAAGTCCGGCGCCATAAAATTCGTCTTTCATTCGTTCAGAAAACTTTGCTGTCTTAATATTTTTTTTGTGTGCAAGATTGATTATTTTTTGCAAATCCCACCCGAAAACGACAATGATGCTTCGCCGATAAATAGAAAGATAGATTTCGATTTTATCGGTTTTCATCTTTTTTTGATTTAAGATACGCCAGTAAAATCGCGCTGTAATTGGCAAGGTCGATGAAGTCGTTGGCCTCGTCCTCGCTGTTGGCCGGGTTCTTCCCGGTCAAGGCGTAGTTGGTGATCCGGTCAAGTTTCTCGTGAAGCCTAGCCAATAACATTTTTTTCGGCCAATCCTCACCGAATATTGGCGCAAGTTTCTCAAAGTTTGAAAACGGATTATCGCCGGGCGAATAGTCGGTATTTTTTACTTTGGTAATGTCGTGGGCGGCGGCGTGGAACCACGCGCTAAAGTCAATGAATTCTTTTTGTGTCATTTCTTTTTTATCAACCAATTATCAAAAAACCAGAAACAGCAAGCACCCACGGCGTTACTTGCAATAGTCGCCCATAAGGAAGAAAAACCAAAATGCAAAGAAAGCATAATGCACGGCCAAAGAATTATGCCGGATAGTTGCCAGCGGAGGGCGTAAATTGCAAATTTTCTTTTTGTTGTCATATACATCTATAATAACTCGGCCACCACCAATAGTAACCGGCCTCAATTTGTTTTTTTGTCCAATCTCTTGAACATTCATAATCCATAGCGCAATCGTAAGTCACGTCCGGGTGTACATCCAAGTGTATTTGAAAGTGTCCGTATGCCAGCCCGGAATCGCCCCGTCTTAGGTCGGTTCCGCGCGTTGTTTCCTTATCCCACATACAATCAATGATTGCGTCCAGTTCCCCGCTATCCCCTACCCCCTCCTGTGCCTCACTTACGGGCTTTAATAGGCTCAAATCAGGGCTTGCCGCCCAAAGTAGGGCATTTGTTCGGCTCGAAGTGCAAAGGGGCGCAATCGGGCTTATTTTCGATGTTCCTGCGTACTGAAAACCTTGTACGGTTGCGGTCTGGCCAAAGACCAGAGTGACCCCGCAAAATATCGCCAAGGTTAAGATTTCCCCAAGTCGGAAACGGGCGGGACGGTGGTATCAATCGAACCGCTGGCGGGCGTTCCCGATTGCATTTTTAAAAAGCTCCAGATCGCGCCCAGGATCGCCAGTATTCCTTCAATAGCCGTGGCAACCTGCGACGAAAACATCGGCTCGATTGCCTTCAGTCCGGCAGTCAAAAAGATGACCGTGAACAGCGTTAAACGTACACCATTAATTTTTGATAAATCCATTTTTTTAAACCAAATCGCATTTTGGTGATTAACTAATAATAAGAAAAAACATATTATCACTTGTTAAACAACGCCGGGCCGCTTTTCTCTGATTGCTTGTGCCACCTCAACTGCAGGCGCAAACAACCAGAGAAAAAAGGCGGGAAACTACATTGCCACTGTAAGTGCGTGGCATTTGTATTTCCTGCAATTTGCGGCAGTTTTGCGGTCAATTATATGACCTTTCTTTTTGCAAAACCAGCGGATTTTCATTTATCCTTCTTGCGAAGAAAAAAACAGTCTTTAGTTCTGCGCGCGCTCCGCACAGTATAGCGGTGTTTCAGCTTTTCTTCGTCGATCTGATGGCCTAAGGCGCATTGTACTTTGACCATTTATTCCTCTTTCAATATCCAGCGACAATTTTTCTTAAAGCACTCTTTGCCTATCCATTCGGGAAGCTCAATGTATTTGTCGAACCTAATTTGATTGCTTTTGCAAAAATACTTTGTCATTTCAGGCTCCTCCCAGAACTTCTTCGCCTATCAGTCCTTCAACTACTTTACTTTTTTTCTTACATTCTTTCTGTCTGCCGATCTCTTCGTATTCGTCCTTAATCTGTTGGTACGTTGGCAATCACTCACCTCCAATTAAAGATTTTTAAATAACTATAATATATTTATCGTATTTGCTTTTCATAGAAGAAATATAGCAACCCTTTCCAAAAATATCCTTAGGGATAAAAAGTAGTTTCACAACCTTATTATTATCTA